TACAGGAAGAATTATGACACCCAGCGAGTCCGTGGTGCGTGCGTACGTCGCGGACGTGCTCGCCGCGCGCGTCCCGGCCGGCCGATGGATCTATGCGGCCGCTCAGCGATTCGAGCGCGACCTCGAGCGCTCGGATATTTCGATGGACTGGGCCATCGTGGAGCGCCTGTCCGCCCACTTCCGGCGCCTCACGCTCGTCGGCGAGTCGAGCGGCGATCGCTTCGAGCTTCACCCATGGCAACTGTGGGTACTGGCTCAGATTGTGGGTTGGCGCGACGCCGACGGCTTGCGCCGCGTGCGCCTCGCGATTATCCAAGTCGCCCGCGGCAACGGAAAAACGACGCTCATGGCTGGCCTCGCCTTGTTCGACTTGCTCGCCGGCGACGGTCGTCGCGTGCACGTCGTCGCCAACAATGAGCAACAAGCCACCATTTGCCTCGACACCGCGCGCACGATGGCGCTACGGCTTGCGGAACCCGGCCTGTTGGTTCGCTTCGACCGGATTCTCCGACCCTCCGCGGATTGTGAGATGAACGCGTTACCCGCGATGGAACGAGCGCTCGACGGATTGAATCCGTCGCTATGGATCGCCGACGAAGCCGCGGAGTATCGCTCTCGAGCGCTCACGAAACTAACGACGAGCGGTGCGAAACGGCGGGAATCTACCGGAGTCATAATCACGACGCCGGGCTCAAATTCGGAGAACCACTACGCCGAGCTCGTGAAACAATCCGAAGCGATTCTCACCGGCGAGATCATCGACGACTCCGTGCTACCGATTCTCTACGGGCTCGATCCAACCGATTCTCTCGACGACGAAGGCGCGTGGCCCAAGGGCAACCCCGGCATGTTGCACGGCCAACCCGCGCTTTCCTCGCTTCGGCGATCGTGGACGACGATGAGAAGGAACCCGTCCAGCCGCGCGGACTTCTCGCGCTACCACGCGTCGCGGATGGATGAGAATACGGGCGGCTGGTTGGAAATGGCGCAATGGCCGGGCGGCAAGCCGATTGACTGGGAAGCGCTCGCCGGCCGGCCGGCGTGGTGTGGGCTCGACCTATCGAAGAGCCTCGACATGTCCGCGCTCGTTGTCGCCGTGCCACTCGACGACGGGCGCGTCGCGCTACGTGGTCACTACTGGTGGCCCAAGGCGGACGTCGGGCAACGCGAACTTGATTACAGAATGCCGATCCGCGCATGGGCGCAAGAAGGAAAAATCACACTCTCTCCCGGCCGCGAGATCGACTACGAACTAATTAGCTCGCGGATTCAAGCACTGTGCGCGGAGTTCACCGTACGCGCCGTCGCATACGACTCTTGGGGCGCGAAGTATCTCGCCGATCAATTGATTCTTAAGAATGTCCCGATGATGAGCTACAGAATGTCGATCGCGACGTTCGGGCCGGGCTGTTCTTTGTTTCAGAATCTCTGGGCCGGGAATCGCCTTGTTGTCGGCGACGATCCGATTCTCCGTCGCGCGTGCGCGGAAGCGGAAGCAAAACGCGACCAGAACGGGAACATCCGGCCGGTCAAATCGCGCGCGAATTGCGCCATCGACCCGCTCGTTGCAAGCGTGATCGCGTGTCACGTGTGGGGCGGACAAGCAACAAGTATTTACGAAACCGAACTAGAATAATTCGTAAACACGCTATAGGTGCAATGCGGAACTAAGTCGGGCGCGACTATCCGCGCATGCTGCGGAAACTCCTTCAACGCATGCTTGGGCACTGGCCGACGCATGGAATCATGTTGCCGAGTTACGACTTGGCCGGGATTCCAAACGTGACGCCGGCAAGCGCGCTTGCATACACACCCGTGTATCGCGCGGCGACGTTGATATCGAACGACATCGCGCGCACTCCGCTCTCCGTTGAAGACGAGACAGTCGAAGCGCTCATCGCTCGACCGAATCGGTACATGAACGGCTATGAGCTTCGCCGCTCCATGACGATGCAAGCGTGCCTCTATGGGAACGCGTTCGCGATTATCAATCGAACGCTCGCCGGCGAACTTCTCGAACTTATTCCGCTCACGCTTGAAAGTGTTTCTCTCGACGTGAGCGGCGATGAGCCGTTCTATAAGACTTCACAATACGGCGACGTTCCGATCGCGTCGATGCTCCACATCCGCGCGCCGAGCCTCGACGGCTTGTGGGGAGAATCTCCGGTGCGCCTTTGCCGCACTTCGCTCACGATTCTTGCAGCGCAAGAAACTGCGCAGCTCGAGGTGATGCGAAACGCGGGCAACCCGAAGCTTGCGATTGTGCATCCGGGCCCGTTGAACGCGGCCGCTCGCCAGTCGATATCAGAAGACTTTATGGCGAAGCATGCCGGAAGCGTGAACGCTGGCCGGCCGCTCGTGCTCGCCGAGGGTATGAAAGTCGAGCGCATTAGCTCGACGCTCGACGACGCGGGAATCGCGGCCGCGCGCCGATACTCGATTGAAGACGTATCGCGTTTGTTCGGCGTGCCGACGTCGTATTTGAGCGAGCACGGCGCAAACGCTTACGGCACGATGGAATGGCTCTCGCGCATGTACGTAGACGCGTGCCTTACCCATTGGTACTCCGCGTGGTCGTCAGAAATTGAAGCGAAGCTTGCGCCGTTCTCCACGATCTCGTTTGATTCAGACTCGATCGCTCGGCCGTCGCTCGCGGAACAATTCGCCGCGCTTCGCACTGGTGTTGAGTCGGGCGTGATCACGCGAAACGAAGCGCGCGCGTGGCTCGATCTTGAACCCCTCGAGGGGCTCGACGATCCGATCGTGGCTCTCAATATGGGCACCGGCGGTGGCCAAACAAATCTAGGGAAGGACACATCGGAGGACGTCGATGATTTCTCGTCGTGATTACTCGTCGTCGCCGACGATGAACGGGCGCACGCTCGCGGGCCGCGCGGTTGTGTTCGATTCACCATCGAAACCGATCACCGAACTTGGTCGGACGTTCGTCGAGCGCATCGCACCAAACGCGTTTGGTGCTTCGGCATCCGGCGACGTGAAGCTCTACTACAACCACGACTCGAGCATGCCGCTCGCGCGCACCAAGTCGGGCACGCTCACGCTTGATTCGCGCGCCGACGGACTCCACTACACCGCGACGCTTCCTGAAACCACGCTCGGTAACGACGTGCGCGCGCTCCTCGAGCGCGGCGACCTCACCGGCGAAATGTCGTTTGGTTTCTACGTTGAACGCGATACGTGGAACGCGAAGCGCACCGAGCGCCGGATTGAATCCGCGCGACTTGTTGAAATTAGCCTTGTGCAAGATCCCGCTTACGACCTCACATCATCGAGCCTGCGTTGCGTGAACGCGGCACTTACCGAGGCCGTCGCTGCACGGCTCGAACTTCATATTCGGAGATTGAAACTATGGAACACTTGAACGAACTTGGAACTCTCGCCCACGCCTACCGCAAGGAGCTCGCACGAATTGACGCGAGCGGTCGCGATTCTCAACACGTGGACACTCGCGGCCACGGCGAGGAGCGCGAGAAATTCGCGCGCATGGACGCGGATCTAACCGCGATTGAATTGGCGGAGCAAGATCGCGCCGCGCTACGCGCCGCGAATGATCGAATTAAGGCGCTCGAGGCGGAACGCAACCAGCCACAGTACCGCGCGGTCGCTCCGAAGCGTGCAACTGGTCACGATCTCGCATCGCCCGAATACGCGATGCGATGGCTCAAAGCGGTTTCAACCGGCGACCAAGCGGAAATGCGCGCACTTTCTCTCGGTTCGACTGGCGCGGGAATTCCGACCGACATGGAACGTCGTATCGTCGAAAAAATGTACGCCGTCAACGTGCTGCGCACAATCGCGCCGGTGTCGACGATTGATTCGAAGCGCACCATCACGATCGAATCCGGACTCCCCACTAGCGCGCTCGTGGCCGAAGCTGGCGCGATCACCCCGAGCGATCCGACATTCGGCACCGCCGTTTCGATCATCCCGTACAAGTACGTCTGCGCGACCACAATGTCGCAGGAGTTTATCGAGGATGCGATCGGTTCCAGTGGAATCGGTAGCGGACTCGATTACGTCGCGAGTCGCATTGGTATGTCGCTCGGATTGAAGATGGAAGAAGCGTACACCGTCGGTACTGGTACGGATCAGCCGCAAGGAATCGCGGGCGTGGGAACGAATAGCGCGTCCGCGATGATCACTACTGCGTCGCAAACGACGGATCTCAGCGGTGGCGCTATTACAACCATCACCGCGGACAACCTCATTGATACCGTGCATCTCGTTCAGCCGCAGTATCGAAACTCTCCTCGCTTCCGTTGGCTCGTTTCCGATACGTTCGTGCGCGTCGCGCGCAAGCTGAAGAATTCGGTGACCACTTCCGGCGCGACGGAATACATTTGGACTCAGGCGCCTGCGAATTCGCAAACGATGGTGGGCGGCGCGCCCGGACTCCTTTACGGCGTGCCGTATTCGATCGGTCAGTACATGGCTACAGCCGCTACAAACGGCAACGTATTCGCAACCGTCGGAGACTTCAACTACTTTGAGATCTTCGACCGGACGGGCATGACTTCGCTTGTCGATCCGTACAGCGCGGCTTCGACTCACTCCGTCACGCTCTACACGTACGCGCGAACCGACTGCCACCTGATGAACGTGAGCGCGTTCGCTCAAATCACCTGCTGATTTCTCTTCCCCGTCTCGGCGCGCGCGAAAGTGCGCGCGGAGATTTATGGCTGTAACTACTGCCAACGTCAAATCCGCCATGCGGATCGATTACACCGACGACGACACGCTCATCGCGTCGCTAATTACTCACGTCACCGATTTCGTAGAGCGCTACTGTGGTTTCGCGCTTTCGAGCGCGACGCGCACGATGAAACTTACGTCGTTCAATCGCTCGGTATTTAGCGTGGTTCCGTTCGCTTCGATCACGAGTGTTACGTACACCAACCCCGCGGGCTCGACAGTGACTATGACGTCCGGCGTCGACTATTGGTTAGACGATTCCGACGAACTCGCGGCGCTCGTGTTTCTCAACACGCCAGAGATGAAAGCGGGAACGCTGGCGACTGTTACTTACGTCGCCGGATACACGACGTACCCGCCGGCGGTGGATCAAGTGATCATTTCAATCGTCGGCGCGCACTACAACAACCCCGAAGCGGCTCAACCAATTTCGCTTTCAACCGTTCCGCTCGGCGCACAGTTCATGCTTGAACATCTCAGAATGCGCGGGCCGTTCCGATGATCTCAGGCGGACGCACCGTATTCGTGACAACGGTACTACGCGCCGCTACTACTGTCGACGCGCTCGGCCGGCGAACTCAAACGTATACGAACGTCGGAACGATTCGATGTGCCGGACTTGAAAGCGCGCCGGGTGAGCAGCTCTACGCCGAGGGCGCGAACGTGATCGGAACTTTCGAACTCCGTACGCGCTGGCCGAACATCGCGCGACTTTCCGTAACGACTGTGGATCGGCTCACGTTTCGCGGTCGAACTCTTCGTATCAACGGAATTCGGAATCTCGACCAACGAAACCGACTTGCGATTATTGATTGTACGGAGGTCGCATGATCGAAAGCCAAGTGGTCGAAGCCATTATAAATTCAGCAACCACGGCCGGCTCGCGCGTCGTGGTTGGTGCTCGTCTTCAATCTCAAATACTGCCGGCCGTCGTCGTCACGATCTCTGCGGGCTCACGCGTGGCGCTCGGAAATAAGACGCTCGCCATGTACGAAGT